CTCCACATTACTAGAGCTTAGACAGGCCACTGCAAAAATCGAAAGAGACTACGCCGAAGAAGGATTAGACTTTAAAAAGCAAGAGTTACGACAAGACGAGATTATGCTTGCATACTCTAAGCTAGAGTTTGAGCTGTTTGAAGCAAAGAGAGATGAGGCGATAGCTGCCTTCGAGAGCATGGCAGAAGCGTACACAGGTGTAGCGTCCACTATTTCAACAGGTATTGGGGATGCAGTATCCAATTATCTCATGGACAATGACGAGGACCAGGACTGGAGACAGATTATATCCCAGTCCCTTGCGGATTCTGCAGGCGGACTAGTTTCTAATATTGTAGACGAGCAACTAACAGGTAGAAAAGGCTTTATAGCTAATTTGATACCTGAAGGGGACTTTAAAACTGCTATATTCGGAGCCGAGGATCCTTCAGTACAACTAGGTAAAGACATGAACAGCCTTGCCAAGATGGCAGAAGGCGCCGGCTTAAAAGTACGTATAGTAGAAGGAGCCTCCGCTGTTACGAAGACCGACGCAATAAAAGACGGGTGGGAATGGTTAAAAGATAAGGTTAAAGGTAACTCTTCCCGTATGAGCGAGGAGTATTTTATAAACAACAGTACTGCAGAGGCTGGAAAGTTCATAAATCACGCTACTGATGCAATCACTCCCGAGAACATGGCAAGGTATATAGAGGGCCTAGAAAAGGAGCAGAAACTTAAGTCAGAAATCGCAAAGCTCAAAAAAGACTTTAATGCTAATCAGTTTAAGATTAAACCAGTGCACCGTTCTACAGACACTAGTTTACGTTATAACAAACAATTAAAATACTTCCAACACCCTGAGTCCGTGCAAGACGCGCAGAACTGGAAGACAAAAGACGCATTTAAAGACATTAAACCTTTAAGCGGTGTACAGCAGAAGTTACCGTTTACGGGGCCTGGAATACCTACTAATAGTGCTGCCAGTTTTAAGTTACTCCCTATATTAGAAAGACTTAGCGGGGCAATTACAGGGATATGGCCCAGTCCTCTAACTGTAGACCCTATGGCCAAACCATACACACCGCCAACAGATCCTAATCTACCTTTAGGGAACTACGGACCAACTGCTTCAGAATTAAACGATGGAAACGTTTTAGAAATGTTCTGGAACATGGGGTTGAGAATAGGTGAGAAGGTCAACGAAGCCCTAGGGTTAACAGACCCTACAGGTGCTGTGGATAAAATGAAAGTCCCGCAGACCTTCGAATATGCGGATCCATACTCCGTAGACGCTAATAGCCTTATTGGTCAGAAGCTAGAGAGTATTGTTCTACGTACTCCAACATTAGAACTACAGAACGCAGCGCTAACTGCAGCTATAGATGCTTCGAACGGAAAAGAGGGGTCTACTAAAGTGGAAGTTGTCAACTCTGCAGATATTAAGTCAGAGGCTATTGGAGCTTCGGGAGTGCCTATCCCTACTACTAGTATTACAGGAGACGCTACTACAAATAAACTAAGTACAGACCTTAGAGCTAGTATGGCAGCTAACTTAAACTCCCAGATACAGAATGATAACTTAAATGCTAAAGCACTTATTACTAATTCCTTATCTACGGTAGGTACTAATCTTATGAGCGGTGCAATAAATAGTTTTTTTGGGTTCGCTAATGGTGGTGTAGCTAAGGGGGGTTTCAGAGCATTTGCAAACGGCGGTACAGTTAAACAACCTACGCTAGGACTAGTTGGCGAAGGTAAGTACAACGAAGCGGTAGTTCCACTACCTGATGGCAAGTCTATTCCAGTAATTGGGGCAGGCGGAAATAGTGGAGACAACAACGTTACTGTTAATGTTACAGTAGATAGCAATGGAAACGCTAAGTCCGATACTCAAAGTGGTATGGACGGAGATCAAGCTAAGCAATTAGGATACATGGTATCTCAAGCAGTACAGCAAGAGTTAATGCAACAACAACGACCTGGAGGACTACTTAGTAGTTACTAATAATGGAAAATTTTAACTTAGACGTAAATGTAAGCCCAGACAGAGGACTAAAAACCTCTAGTAAACCCAGAGTTCTTACAGCTACTTACGGAGATGGATATGAGCAGCGAGTAGCTGCAGGTATTAATAATGTTCCCGAAGTATGGGAACTAACGTGGAAGAACAGAACTTCGGCAGAGTCTAACAAGATAATCAAATTCTTAGAGGAACACGGAGGAGTAACTCCTTTTGATTGGTACCCTACGGGGTATGACATATCTAGCACGGCTACCAGCGCTGACACTAAAAAGTTGATAGATACTAGTCAGTATTTTACTGCTAGATACTTAAATACTACAGTTACAGACTCACTAGGAAATACGGCGATAGTAACTGCAGTAGATAGTGCCACAAAATTGTCTCTATCTATAGACATTATGTTAGAAGCAGAAACGTATACAATATACCCGTACAAGAAGTACAAATGTGATAAATGGAGTTCCCAGGAAGTTCTCAGCGGTATTAGAACTGTTTCAGCAACCTTTACTAAAGTATTTGAGCCTTAATTATGAGTGATAAAATTACCCAAGATATACACGGATTTGAACCTGGAGCAGTTATTGAGCTATTTGAGCTTGATCTGTCTACAGGTTCAGCCTCCTCCACAGAACCTGTCTTTAGATGGCACTCTGGTATAAATGAAAATATGCAAGAAATTGTGTGGCAGGGTAACAGGTATGCCGCCTTTCCTATTGAAGCAGACGGTTTTGAGTTTTCTGGAAAGGGAGCAATTCCTAGACCTACTTTAACTGTTGCTAACATTACATCTATGCTCACGCAAGTTATTAATAGCTATGACGACTTAGTAGGATCAAAAGTAACTAGGAAGAAAACTTTTGCTAAGTACTTAGATTCATACTGCTACACAGATGGGTACCCTGTCGCAGGAGTATGTACTTTAGAAAGCGGTGGAGACCCTAGCCTTAGTAAGTCTGATTGCTTAGATCCAACTAAAAATGGGGGTGCTGTAGTTCCGGGAGTTACTACAGGTGTTGCTACTAATAAATTGATAGATAGCTCACAGAGCTTCACTACAGGGTATATAGGTGGGACTGTAACGGATTCAACTTCTAATACAGCTCTAGTATTAGGAGTTGTTAGCCCTACTGAATTAACATTAGATACTGATATACTAGTTAGTGGGGAGTCTTACACTATTACAGGCAACATACCGGGTACTTGGACAGTATATAACCCAGCTACTTGTGAAGCTGCAACGGGGCCAGGCATATGGTATGCATCAGCCTCGGCCGATGATACTGCACACTTCTCTGATGAGATCTGGTACATAGATAGGAAGGCCGTTGAGACTCGTACTCATATTCAGTTTGAGCTAACTGCGGCACATGACATTCAGGGAGTGAAACTTCCGGCACGTACTGTAACCGCTAACTCTTGTGCATGGAGATATAAGGGTGTAGAGTGTGGATACTCTGGAGATATTATTTTAAAAGCAGGCAATTTCGAAGGGACCACCACTGTAGTAGCGGGAGTACTAACCTCTGTAAGTATAGACAGCGCCGGCACAAACTATACAGTAGCTCCTACTGTAAACATTCTTACAGACTCGGATGCTGTAGGTTCTGGAGCTACTGCTACAGCTACAATAGCTAGCGGATCCGTCAGCACTATAACGATTACTTCTGGAGGTTCTGGGTACGGTAAATGCTCGGACACTTCTTACACAACATCGGCGACTTGTGTGTCAGCAGGCGGAACTTGGGATGATACTCACCCTCCTCAGATTTTTATGGTAGGAGGGGGAGTTACTACGATACCTGACCAATTCTGGGATATAAATAATAACACTGTAGGCTCTTCTTCTGCTGATGTATGCTCGAAGACTTTTAACTCTTGCGAGTTGAGGTTCCCTGAATCGGTAGAAAGCCCTTTCGGAGGATTCCCAGGAGCGGGAATTAACATGGGATGATTGAAAGAACCTTAGAAGATTTTAGAAAACATACTGAAGCTGAGTACCCTAAAGAGGCTTGTGGCTTCATCGTTGGGGTGGGTAAAAAAGAGAGGTACTTCCCTGCTAATAATATAGCCGAATTAGCCGACAAGTACTTTATTATTGACCCCGTTAGTTATGCAGAAGCAGAAGACATGGGTACCATACTAGGTATCTGCCACTCTCACCCTAACGAGGGATGCAACCCCTCTGAGGCGGATAGAGTAACCTGTGAAACTACTAATAAACCTTGGCACATTTTAAGTTGGCCAGGTAACATGTTATACAGCTGGGAGCCCGAAGGGTATGAAGCCCCTTTAGTAGGTAGAACGTTCAGTTATGGTACCTTAGATTGTTGTACCTTAATGAGAGATTATTTCAAAAAAGAATTAAATATCGAATTCGATTGTGACAGTGGTCAAGATGGCTGGTGGGATAAAGGAGAGAATAGATACTTAGAGAACTACGAGAATCAGGGTTTTGTACGTATACTTGATGAAACTGATGTAAGAAAATATGATGTATTTTTAATAAAATTAGTTTCACCTGTGCCAAACCATGCCGCAGTTTTCATCGGAGACGATAAAATACTACATCACGTATACGGTAGACTATCCAATAGGGAACTTTACGGAGGGTATTGGAGAAAGCATACCACGCATCATTTAAGGCACGAATTATTATGTTAAAATCAGTTAAATTATATGGGGAGTTAGCAGAAAAGTATGGCAAAGACTGGTCTCTAGACGTAGAGTCCCCTCGGGAGGCTTTCCAAGCCTTAGCTGTTAATAACCCAGGGTTCCTACAATTTATCAGTACTTCGGAACAGAGAGGGGTGGGGTACACTGTAAAGGTAGGTAAATCTTACTTACAAGGGAGAGGGGAAGAACTAGCCAACCCTGTAGGTAGACAGGAGATTAAGATAATACCTATAATACTTGGAGCTAAGAATCAAGGGTTAATGATGGTGTTGGTAGGCGCCGCTATTATATTTGCCCCCTATCTTATAACGTCTATGCAGTATGGCACAGCTTTAATGGGGGAGCAAACAGCTATGTTAGTAGCCCAAGGAGGGTCAGGAGGCGCTTTAATGGGAGGGCTAACTAGTGGTATAGCATCTAAGTTTGGTGGTGCACTAGTATTGGGAGGCATTGCCTCTATGATGGCACCTACCCCTTCCCCTCTTGCGGGAGAGAAAGCACAGAATTACGCATTTAATGGTGCGGCAAATACTACCCGTCAGGGGGTTGCTATACCTGTATGCTATGGACAATTAATGGTAGGCGGGGCAGTTATTAGCTCTGGAATCTCACCAGAAGACTACGTACCGGAACCGGAGAGCGATGATGAATGAGAAAGATTGGATAAGAGGCGCTGGAGGCGGCGGTAAAGGCGGAGGAGGCTCCCCTGTTGAGGACGATGATTCCCTATTCTCCGCGTCTAAAGCACGTGTAGTGGACCTAGTGTCCGAAGGTGAGATAGTAGGACTACTGTCCGCAGAATACGACCCAAGCACTTCCACCTGGATTAATGGGGAGAAGTCTATATACCTAAATGAAACACCTGTAAAGGACTCCTTAGGTAACTATAATTTTGAGGACGTATCTTACGCTATAAGAGAGGGTACGAACGCCCAGACCCTCATACCAGGGTTCGCAGGCTCGGAGCAGGTAGAGTCCGTTAATATTTTAGTAAAGAACGGTACCCCTGGCCCTATCATCAAATCTTTTAGCAGTAGTACTGTGGATGCAGTAAGGGTGCTTTTGTACACCCCTTCACTACTCGATGGGGATAACGATAACGGAGACCTACACGGCTCCAGTGTTTCTTTTAAGATATACATAGAAAAGGATAATGACGGGTCCTGGGATCTGATGAAGACATCTTCTTTCGAGGGAAAAACCTCTGGAAAGTATGAAAGAAGCTACAGACTAGATATTCCTAGCGCGTGGAAGGATTCAGGTTTTACTCAAGTTGCTATTAAAGTAGAGAGAACTACTGCAGATTCCACTTCTACGAAAGTATCTAACGAACTATGGTTTGGGGCGTACACAAAAGTAATAGACAATAAATTAAGATATCCTAATAGTGCTTTAATAGCAATGCAAGTAGATGCAAGGCAGTTTACTAGTATCCCTAAACGTGGGTATGAGATAAAGGGCGTCAAGATAAAGGTACCTAGTAACTATACTCCGTATGACCAAGGGCATTGCTCTTTGTCAGGGTACAGACGCAAGGACAGATGTACTCAAGCGGGGGGAACCTGGTCAGGTACTTCTGAAGGAGATAATCTGTACAACGGAGCCTGGGACGGCACTTTTGATATAGCGTGGACATGTAACCCTGCTTGGATTCTATATGATTTATGTACAGATGAAAGGTACGGCTTAGGTAAGTGGCTGTCTGCTAATCAGTTAGACAAATGGTCCTTATACGAGATTGGTAAATATTGTGACGGAGTAGACAATAGTGGAAACTTTGAAGGTGTAGACGATGGCTGGGGCAACAAAGAAGCGCGTTTTGCTGCTAATTTGTACTTACAAGCTAGAGAAGAGGCGTACAAAGTAATTAATGATATCTCCTCTATCTTTAGAGGAATGGTATACTGGCAACAGGGGCAAATCTCTGCTGTGCAGGACGCGCCTAAAGACCCTGTAATGAACTTTTCAGATGCCAATGTTATAGATGGGGCCTTCACATATGAGGGTTCTTCTAGAAAACAGAGGCACAACGTAGCTCACGTAACGTGGAATAACCCAGAAGACTTTTATAGACAGAACGTAGAGTATGTAGAAGATGCACAGGGTATTACTAACGCTAATAACCAAATATTTTCTACAGATGTAATAGCGGTAGGCTGTACTTCACAAGGGCAGGCTAGAAGAGTAGGTAACTGGATTCTGTATACTGAAAGGTACGAAACTGAAGCTGTTTCTTTTTCCACGGGAATGGAAGGAGCTGCAATTAGACCAGGGGACATCATCAAGATAGCAGACTCTAGTAGATCAGGTGTTAGGTACGGTGGAAGAATTGCCTCAGGTAGTACAACTACTACTATTAAGCTAGACGCTCCTACTCCGGTAACTGCTGGTAAGACTTATACCATATCCTTAATTAATACTGAAGAAGCGTGTGTAAGAGCAGG